ATGTAAGCCTTGGTCTCGGCTGCATCTAGAGGCTTGTAGCTAGGGAAGTCGATCTTAGAGTCAACAGCTGCATTCACAGCACTGCCGTCCTCAAGAATCTGGCGGTTCTGGCGGGCTGCGATTACTGCCTCATCGAAGTTGTAGCGCTCTGATGAGATCCACTTGCCATCTAGCCAGTGACGGGTAGGGACGCTGTTCTGCCATGCAAACTTGCGGGACTTGTCTAGGCGAGTCTGTAGCTGGTCGAACTTTCTCTCCCAAGCAGAAATCTCCGCTTTGGTGGTCAGGTTCGGACGAGTAGCGATGTGGTTCTCGTATAGGCGCTCTGCCTCGACAAGCTTGTCGGTAGCCTTAGCGACAGATGCAGTGGTGGGGAACGGTAGGCGCTCGCGGCCAGCTCCAGCATAGCTAGACGAGCCCTCGGCCTTGAAGAAGCTGTTGATCGCGTCCATAGTGTCCGCGTAGACCTCGCGAGAGATTACATCGCGCGAAACTGGCGATCCAACTAGCGGAGCGAAGTCAACCTCATCCGCCAGCTCCATTAGCTTGCCGCCAGTCATGAATACTTGAGATGACGCGAGAAGCATGTCCTGGGCGATCTGACCGCTCTGCTGACGGAAGATACCAGAGGCGTAAGCGAACTTGTTGAACCAGTCGCGTGCAAGCTGTGCACGAGAAGCTGTCGAGTCGATGCCCATGCCAAGGTTAGCCTTGCGGCCCTCAAGAAGGGTCCTGAATAGGTCTTCGGTGATGGTTTCTGCAGACTGGATTGAGTCCTCGATTGCAGCCAAAGACTTCATCTTGTGCAGCTCCTCGAAGCGTGCGATTACCTCAGGCTTTACTAGGTGTGCGGCAAACTCGTTGGCTGCTGATACTGAGTCCTTTTTAAACTTGTCTGACCAAGCCTTCTGGGTGTCGCCTCGCGAGAGGAGGCCCTTGACTAGATCTTTCATGTCGAGAGCCACGCCAAGTTCGCGGGCCTCCATAACCTTGCGAACTGCATCGCCAATGGCTAGGTAAGAAAGCGTGTCAGTTTTCTCTACGCCCAAGATAGAGGTGTCTGGGAACAGGACACGCTTTAGCTGCTCAGTTCCTCCGCTTGTGTGGAAGACGTGCATCACATCGTGCATGCTTGAGAATACGTAGTGCTTGGTGCCCTTAGCTAGGGCAGCAGCCTTGGTGTAGACGTTGCGAGCGCCTAGGATTGCCAGCATTGCATCTTCCATGATGCTAGCTCGCTTTATTGCCTCGTCTATGTCAATCTGACCGTCTCCGATCATGCGCGAACGCATGAGTCCGAAGAGCGAGCCGAGCATCGGAGCTTCGCCGCTCTGGTTGAACTGGCGGATAAGCTGAGCCTTAGTGTCAGCCATGAATGCGGTTTCAGTGTTGCGGATGGCTAGGTCGTCAAGTGAGCTTACGCCCTTTACGACATCCTCTGAGTCCATGATCTCAATAGCGCGGTCCAGCTGGGTGTTTAGTCCTCGGCTGATGTTGTTTAGAACGTCAGTTACGACATCTGCATCCGTGCTGTTCATTGCAGCAGACAGGCGAAGCGATGCGGCTTCACGAGCTTGCTCTAGCGCCTGATCTGCTGGAGCAATCGTTCCGTTGAGGCGACCAGCCGAGTAAGCAGCAGCGATGTCAGCAAGGGCGATGCCTTCGGCTTCCATGATTGCCTGGGAGTCCATTAGCTTGATGCGGCGAGCGGTGTCTTCTACGGTCTGGATGCCAGAAGAAACTAGCAAGCCCTTGAGCTGCTCGGCTGCGATTGGAGAGTTCTTGCTCTTCTTGATTTCAGCAAGAGCAATGTTGTCTGGGTCAATCTTGTCAAGGATCTTTGTGAGGATTGACGTGTTGATGGTATCGCCAGCGTTTAGGCCAGCAACTACTTCCTGGATGTTTGCGTACTTCTTTTCGACAGCAGCGACTTCTTTTTTACCAGTGGTGATGACTGGGTTCTTTACGAAGTCTAGAACTAGGTCTGCGATCTGCTTCTGAGTCTCAGGCATAAGCTCGCTGAACTTCTTACCAGACTTGATTACAGTCGCAATAGATACAGGCGAGCCGTCTACCTTCACGATTGACTGGCTAGCTAGGTGCCGAGCGACCTGAGCGTCCTGAGTATTTACTCCACGTCCTGAGAACTCGCGCAACTTGGCAAGTGGGTCGCCGCCTTCTAGGAAGCTCTTTGTCAAGCCGTCCTTGACGTTTGTCTTGAGCTCTATCTTTGTGCCAACATCTTCAGCAGCAGCTGAGATACCAGTAGCGGATGCAGCAAGCTTGTCAATAGCCTTCAGGTTGGCCTTTGCAGCCTTAATCTCGGCTGGGGTAGACGGAAGCTTAGTAGAGGCGTTCTGTGCCACACCAGGGACTGCAGTGTCCACGATTGGAGCATCCCCACGAGTCACCTTAGAGAGCTCAGGGGCGTTTTTCTGAGCCTTGATCCATGCAGTCGCCTCTGCCTCGTCCGCGAAGCTGTTCAGGCGCTTACCGTCAAAGACGAAGGTGCCTTCTGGGGTTACGTGAGGAACGAAGTCTTCGATGTCCTTCTGTACGCCGTTCTCGATGATCTGAGGAAGTTCCTGCAAAGCAACTCGGCCAGCCTTGCCTTCAGCCCTAGCCATCTTGGTCAGGCTGCGGTTAGCAACGCCACCCACGAAAGTAGCTGCGGTTGCCTTGACGTTTGCTTCGATTGATGAGCCGATAACCTGCAGGGCGGTGGCCTTCTCGGCGCTCTGCACTCCACGGTAAGTCAGCTTGTCGGTGATGGTGTTGACGGTCTTGTCTAGGCGCTCAGCCATAGGGCCAGTTGCTCGGACGTTCTCGACCTTGATGATTGGCTTCTTGGTGTACTGAGTAAGGATGTTAGCGCCAGGCTTGAGGGTGCTAGGAGCCGCGCCTTCTGCTACGTCCTTGACTAGGTTTACAGAAACCTTAGAGTTAACTGCGGCTTCCTTGGCAACCTTGAGGCCAGTCTTTCCACCAATGGTAATTGCCTTAGCAACGACTCCAACTGGTAGGTCAACAAAAGTAAGTGGGTCGAAGGCGATATCTACAGCCAGGCCAGGCAAGCTGGTCTTTCCAAGGACTGGAACGTCTACAACACCGAAGTCTTTAGCGTAGCCAGCTTTGGTAAGGAAGTCCGAACCAGTGTTGACCTTTTTGTCAGAGTAAAGGTTGTCCACGTTCTTGGCACCCGCGCTGATGTAGTTGCCGATCTGATCGAACGACTTGAGGATGTCAGAGCTAGCTTCTTTTCTGGTGTAGCCAAATCTCTTTTTGAACTGAGCGTCAGTGAGCTTAGCTACGTCCGCTGACTCGGCTGCTGCACCAGTCTGGAATGCGCCTAGTGTGGCCAGGGGCTTGAGGATGTCCTTGAGGAAGGTTAGCGCACCAAGGTCGCCACCAGAGCCTCCAGCGCTGTCCGTAGTGTCGGTAGCGCTCGTTGCAGGAGTGGTCTTGTTTACCTTTGGCTTAGTTACCTTCGGAGCAGACGGGGTAGAGAGGTCTACCTTTGATAGCGGTCCGCCTGTCTTTCCAGTAGGAGCTGGGGCGTTTTTTGAGCCGCCACCAATAATGTCAACGCCAGATAGATCAGCCAATTAGTCGCCCTAACAAGAAAGAATGTATAGCTCTATTCTATTCTTTTACTTCTCGTAAATGTCGTAGAAGTAGTGCTTAGCGTAGTCAACAAGGTCGCCGTACTTCAGCGATCCATCAGCGTTCTTCTGGCCAGCATACTTGGTAGCCCAGAGCTGGTAAGCCTGAGCTCCAGTTAGCGGCGCAGATACTGTGATGTACTTAGTGCCATCCCAAACCTGCTTCTTAGTTCCGCCATTGACGGCCTGTCGCTCGACAGATCCGATTTCACTAACGAACTGGTTAGCCTGCGCTGGTGGCAATCCGCTGTCAAGAAGCTGTTGCTTAAAGTCAAGCGATGTGTTCTTGTACGTAGTCTTCTTGGTGGTAGAAGTGCCGCCACCTGAGCTCTTTGCTGAAGCGCGGATCTTTGCAACGTTTTCAATGCCAGCGTTCTTTGAAGCCTGAAGCTCCATAGCGTCAATCTGCTTCTGCTGAGCCGCGGCAGCATCTGCCTGGCCTTCTTGAAGAGCCTGGTCGCGAGCGACCTTAGCCTGAGCGATCTGACCCTGCAAGCTGGCCTGCTGGCCACCAATGTTTGCAAGTGCTTCCTGAAGGTTCTGGGTTAGCTGAGCCTGAGCTGCAACTTCCTGCTGACCGTAGCCTGCACCGCGGTTGGCGATGTCAGTAGCTGCGTTCATCTTCTGAGCGTTCATCAAACCTTCCCAGTTAGTCTGGATGGCGTTTGACTGACCAATGGCCTGCTCGGTTGCAGTTGCAGTAGGTGAGCCCTTAAGGGCTGGGCCGTTTCCGCGCTCTGCACCAGTAGCTACAGCCTGAGCTGCTCCAGCGGTCTGAGCTGCACGCTGTTCGGCGGTACGGGTAGCGAGGTCAGCCTGCTGCTTAGTGATGCTTGAAGCAAACTGGTTGTTGATGTTAGTGGTGTCTTTTGCGGAGATGCCAGAGAGTGCGCCAAAGATGCTGGTTAGGTTTGCAGTGTTCTTCGCGTAGCGAGCACTAGTGTCAGTTTCCTGCTTCTTGTAGAAGTCTAGGATCGGCTGGAAGCCAGACTGGATCTGAGCGTTGCTCTTCTCTAGAGCGTCTGCGCTTGCCTTCTCGTTCTGAGCGGTTACGTAAGCCTGGTACGACTGAGGAGAGCGCTTAGGGTCTGGGATAGCGGTAATCCCCGCGGTTGCTGGAGTTACTGGAGTCGCCATTACTAGATTCCCATCTTTGCTAGTTGTGCAGTCAGTGCGTTCTGGGCAGCCTGCGTCTTGTAGTTCTGGCCAATCAAAGTGCTGGTCCAATCAAAGTTAGGCTTGCCGTCAGCGCCAACCTGGGCTGCGTTGCCGAAGTTCTGCAAGTAGTCAGCGTTCAATGCGCTGATCTGATCCTTGATGTCAGTCTGAGCTGTGATCTGCTTAGCGTTAGCCTGCATCTCAGCAAGGGTTAGTGCTCCAGTTGCTCCGCCAGCCATACCGCGAGCTGCATAGTTTCCAGCAGTGCGGCGGCGAGCCTCAGAGGCGTTAGTGTCGAGGTTGCGGCGCTCTCGGCCAAGCTGCATCTCTTGGGTGTTTTTGCCAGCCATTGCCTGAGCGCGAGCGGAGTTGAACTGCGACTGACCTGCGCTGATAGCTGCCTGGTAAACAGGGTCGCTCTCTAGCTTGTATGGGTCACCTGAGATGGCAGCTGGAGCGGTTACGGTCGAGCCAGAGGTGGCATCGTTTGCAACAACCATCTTTGAGTTGGTTCGGTTGAACGAGTCCTTCAGCGGAGCCGAAGTAATAGGCTTGATACTCATGTCCATGGCCTCGTTGTCAAGGCCCATCTTGTTTGCGAAAATATTAGGCATTACATGAACCTTCCAACGTTTGCGTTCCCCATAGCGCCAGCCTGCTTGGCCTTCATGGCTGCGAGGACTGCGTTGCGCTTTGCAGCAAGTTTGCGGTCACGGTTAGCGTAACCAGTCTTGTCAACAGCACCGCGAGTTGGTGAGGACGCAACGCTGTTGTAAACCTTTGCACCTGCAGCGTAAGGTGTGAACTCGAACGTGCCGAGGCTTCCGCGCTCTGCCATTAGTTAGCTTCCTTAGCAATCTTTGCCTTAGCACCAATCATTGGGGTGATGCTAAAGACCTGTACAGGTGATGTGAGCGCCGTACCGTCACAGTCTAAGTATAGTTCAAAGTAGATGCGTCTAAAGCGAAGGGACTGGTTCAGCTTGGCCTCTAGGCGGAGTACAGCGCCAGGGGAGAAGTTATCCACAAGTGTGGAAACTGCGCCCGATGGCTTAGCTAGGTTGTCCCAGGTTCCAAAGACCGTATCGTCGATGTTGTCGTATGAAAGCTCATCCCAAGTCTTGTAGCCAGTCTCGGCTTCGTAGTCTTTGGAGATTTGGTCCCAGCTGAGCTGTAAGGCCATCTCAGGTAGGGCAACAGGGTAGGCGACAGCCTTGACTGGCAAAGCCGTGGCGATGTCTGCTGTCCAGAAATAAAGTCGTTTCCATTCGACAGGGGACTGGAAGTCGTAGATCTTTGTACGGATTGAGCACTTGAAGGTCTCGGTGCCAGCCGTGCTAGTTGGCCTATCTTCGATACGCCACATAGCAAAGTCGCTAGTGCCAGTTGCGGTAGTGCCGCCGCTAATGCCAAAGAAAAGAGACTCATCGAGCTCTTCTGATCGGCGAGGAACGCTGTGGAAGTAAGCGACTCTGCTTGCGCTCTCCCACTCACTCCAAGTCTCGGTGTCTAGGTTGTACGCATAGACTCCGCCGTTGTGCCAGACAATGCAGCGGCGACCGACAATAGATACTGCGTGCTGGAAGCGCTGGTCGAAAGTGGCAGACTCGAACTTTACCTTTGCGGCATTGAGTGGGTAGTACAACCAGTTCTGGTACTTGTAGAGGATTCCGCCAGATAGGACGAAGTGGGCGTTCTCAAACTTGACGACTGATCGGCGAGACTCTGCACCGATGTCCTGCTGCATCGCCTGCATGGTGCCCTCTTCTGGGACATCACCGTATGAGTAGCGATAGGTTGAACGATTGCGAAAAATAACGATGTCGTTGTAGCCCTGAGCGATTGCAGTAATCCACTGCCCGTCACCGCCACCGATCTCGACATACATCTGGTTATTGTCTGCGTTAGTCCAAGTCCAGACGGAAGTTGATTCACCAGCGGGACCAGCAGTAGAGACGTTGCCCCAATACACAATGTTTGCAGTCGAAGTTCCCTGCACGCCATAGCCAAAGAAACGGGTCTGGAATAGCTCGATGCCGCTAAGCGCAGGCATTGATGGGGTGTTTACAAAGCTACCTGACTCCCAGTAGCCACCCTGGCCGTCAACTGTTGAGCTAAGAACGATCTTGTTTAGGTACTGCGTGCAGTCAGATGCCCTGAAGCTAGCAATCTGCACGAACGCCTTAGTGAGGACGTTGAAGGTCCAAGTCTTAGTGTTTGTCACTACAACTAGGAAGCGCACGCCGTCTGCGCGGATATAGTTGCCGAGAATATCGATAGGCTCGCCCGCAACGGGAGTTAGGACTGGGCTGCTTCCGTTTTGATCAACATAAATTGGCGGGCGTGACATGAGCGCACCGTTAGTTGAGAACTCAAAGTTGACAATCGAAGCAAGCTCATTGTCAGCAATTGCCGACTGGTCCCAGTAGTTGTTTAGACCGCCAGTAAACTGCTGAAGCGTTGCCGAGCGTTGGCGAACAATCTGTGACATTTATAGCCAATCTGCTGGGTCTGCAAGTACCTGATCGTAGAGTGAAGATTCAACGGTGTTTTCTTTGTTGCTCAGGCGGTTTAGGCCATCGCGAAACTGGCGGTCTTTGTACGCAGCAGCGTCATAGTTCTCATCCATTTCTAGGGCCTGCGAGATGACGTAGTTGACTAGCTGGTTGAAGTAGCGGTCTGGAATGCTGATGGTGTCAGTTAGCGCAGCGATCGAGGTTGGGTTCTTGATGTACTCAAGCTTTAGGCCGTTAGTGATCGACTTGTTAGGGACTGGGTAGAAGGTGACGACACCAGCACGCTCGTACCAGATCTCTGGGCGATCTGCACGCTCAAGCTTAGTTGGGTCGGACTTCATGATAAACTCGCGAGCTTCCTGTGGAGTCACGTTCTCAATCGGGTAGCCATCGATGTAGACAGCCTCGATCATCAGAACCTTGTCCGATGGGAAGGTGTAGTCGCTCTGACCTGAGACAACGTTAGTCAGCTTCATGTCGCGAAGAATTGGGTTCGAGTTCACGATCTCGCGCTGACCGTCATTGATCCAGTGAAGGATCGAGCTGTCAGCTAGCTGAGCTCCAGAGGTGTCGCCAAACTGCGAGCGAACTCGGGAACCGATGTCGTTTCCTGTGTAGGAGAATTCTTCCGCTGGCATAGTTACCTTCTAAGAGTTTGACCGTCATGACGGTAGGTGTTCTTGTTGGATTTCATGATGGACTTCATGACATCCTTTTTCTCGGCACGCCACTCTTCCTCGCGCTTTGCCTCAAGCGCAGCATTTGCCATCTCTAACAAGTGTAACTTACTCACCTTAGAGTTAGGGTCGTGCATGTTGTTTTCTAATAGACGAGCGACTAATCTGTGGTTCACCTCAGCCTCTGCGACATTGGTGATCAAGTAGGCAGGTAGCATGTGAGGTTCGTCAATCAGAGCGAAGTGGCGCTCTGGGTCGAACTGTGGGTGGTCTGGTGGCATGCGGATGAGGCGCACGGTTGGGAAAATGTCTTTAATGACGGAGGCGACTCTACGATGTTCATCTGAGTGCAGTCCGTCTATCTGCGAGAAATCAATCATGTATCTATTGTAATAAAAAACCCCGCTACTCGGCGAGACGGACCAAGTAGCGGGGAGTTTTTATTTACGGCTTATAGCTCTGCGATGTTTGAGAGCTTAGCGTGTGCGTTGCGGCGGTAGGTACCAATTTCCGAGTACTGGAAGATGGTTGCCTTGTAAGCGTCAGTGTCGCCAGCGCGGGTCCACATTGAACCATCGCGGTCCATCCATGCCCAGTCGCGCTTGCGGTTGATGACTAGCTCGCTTGAAGACAGAGCGTAAAGGGTTCCCTTTGGCGCTGCGTAGTCTGAAACGAACTTGATTGGCTTACCTAGAGCCTCGAAGGTGAATGAACGCTGGCCACCAGTTAAGGTTGCACCGTTGGTGAACTGGCGCAAGCTAGTTAGCAAGTTCCAGTAAGCGTTGTAAACACCAGGAGAAGCTAGGAATACGTCAACTTCGCCGCCCTGCTTGTCAACCTTCTGAACGAGGTTGATCAATGCTAGCTCGGTTAGGGTACCTGGGGTACCTACTGAGCCAAGGGTTTCTACAGTTGAGTTCCATACGTCAACAGTTGCACCGTCAATGCCGTGTAGCGAGTTGCCAGAAGCAACAATCGCGCCAAGACCAGTCAGTTCCTTGTTGAATGAGTTAGCACCTGACACACCGCGAACGATGATGTCGCCAGCGGTAACTGCAACAGCGGTGTCGAATACTACAACACCAGTTGACTCGTTTACAGAAACAACTTCGATACCTGCGTACAGAACGGTTGGGGTTCCGTCAACAAGGTCGGTTCCAGCAAGCAATGAAACGATCATTCCTGGCTCGATGAAGTGTGCGTCAACAAAGTCAACTGAGGTGTCAGCGGTTGAGTCGGTGGTCTTTACGACACCGAGGGTACCTGAACCGTCACCGTAGATCTGGCGGTTTAGGTCGCGAGCTAGGTCGCGCTTTAGGCCCTTGATTTCACCGTCAACAACGTTGATGAATGAGTTGTAGTTGTCTGCAGCCTGCTCGAATAGCTGTCCATCAACCTCGATTGAACCGTATAGGTTCTTGAGGTATAGGTGAGCCTGCTTGTACTTCTGTGCGCCTGCTACTGGTAGAGCTTCGCGAACGCCACGTGCGCCGATGCCCTGGTTACGACCGATGTGAGTGTCAAAGATGACCTCTTTACCGTTCTGGGTGATGTGCTGTGATGATGCTTCGATGAACTCCAAAGCTGGGTTCTTGTCGCGTAGCTGCTCGTGAAGGTCGCCGTAGACTAGCTTCAGAGCGTCAGATGCGAAGGTTAGGATTCCCTGACCTGCCATGATTCACTCTCCTAAGAGTAAGTTTGTGTAACAAAGATTATTTGCGCCCTCTGCCCTGACCACTCTTAGGTGGCTGTACTTAGACACTAATAGTTTATAGCAGAAACAAGGCCCCTCCATCTCTGAAGGGGCCTAAGGGTATGGATAGAAACCATACCCGCTGTTTTTCTAGTTTAGCGTGACTTGTTGTACTGGTCAAACATCTGAGCAAGCATCTCACGCTTGCCCTTGTCATCCTTTGGAATGCTGAGATCTGGGGCTACAACGCCCGCTCCGCCTGCGTTTCCGATAATCGAAGGAGCCGCTTCGGCTTGACCTGCAGGAGCAAAGCCGCCTGGGATCATCTGGCTGAGTTGTCTAGCAGCATCGGCTACTGAGATCTCTCGGCCTGCGTTCAAGGCAGCATTCATCAGGTCGTAGATTGCAACCTCGTGCGCTTCAGTGATGTTGTGCTGAGACTTCAGCTGGGTCATCTCAGACTCAAGCTCCACGGTGTAGCGATCGGTTTCCTTAGCAAGCTCCTGCTGGTAGATGTAGTCCTGGGACTCAGCCTGCTGAGCCTTTAAGGCATCGATCTCCTTCTGGAGGGCTTTAGGGATGCGCTCGCCATCGAACATGTCCTCGAAGTCTTCACCAGACTCTTCTTCCATCATGTCCTTAGCAACCTGCTTGGCTTCTTCGGCAAGCAGGCCTTGGTCCTTTAGGTAGGTCTGCAATGAAGTGTAGACCTCAGTTGGGTCCGACTCGATTGCCTGGGCTAGATTTAGACCGCCTCGGATAAGGTCAGCTGAAACACCCTGATCAACTAGATCCTTGAAGGGGGTGTACTTTTCAAGCTGCTGCTGAAAATACTTGTCCTGTTCCTGTAGGTACGGAGTTACTTTTGAGTGCCACGCTTCTGGCAGCTCAGCGAGCAACTTGTCGTACGCAGGATGGACCTTAGTCTCTTCTGCTGGTGCTTCTACTGAAGAATCAATCTCAGTAGTCTGGTCAGGTGATACCTGCGTCTCGTCAGACATATTTTTCCTTACTGTAGTTGCTGAGCGGTCTGCCCAGTTTGGTCTGGCATTCCAGCAGCTTCAGGTGAAGCTTGTGGGTTGCCCTGTGCTGCAACCTGCATGGCCATTTGTTCGGCCTGCTGCTGCTGCAAAGCTGCTTGGTGCATCGAGATGTGCTTCTGGAACTCAGCCTTGATGCTGTCATCGAGGGTCTCGAATGACTGTGACTTG